GTGCAGCAAATCGCGGTCAACGCCACGGGTGGCACTTATACCGTTAGCTACGCCGGGCAGACTACCAGCGCGATTGCTTACAACGCAAGCGCGGCTACCCTTCTCGCGGCACTTGAGGCTCTTAGCAACATTCCGAACGGTTCGCTGCGTGTGACGCAGACTGTCGCGGTGAGCCCTGCCTTTACCTACACAATCGAGTTCGGCGGCTCATTGGGCGAAACCAACGTTGCTGCGGTGACAACGGGTGTGGGCAGCTTGACGGGTGGCACGGCTGCCGCGGTTGTCACGACCCCGACCGCGGGCGCAGCCGTTAGCTCGATTGCGCTTGTGCCGATTCTGCCTACACAGGTCAGTATCTATGCCTTTGCCACTGCGCCTGCGAGTATTAGCGATACGACAAACGAGACAAGCACCTACCGTCTCAGCGACGTGATGGAAGCGGTGTGGACAGTCAGTTCACGCTATGGAGCGTACTACACGCTAGACGCTTCACAGTCCAGCTTTGGCGCGATGGTGGAAACGCCGCCCACCATGCAACTCACCACGAAAATGCAAGCCAATACCGAAGGCTTGGCTTATCTGACCACGCTTCGCAATGGCGGCACGGTCTACTTCCGCATCAAAGCGGTGGGCGCAACCATCTCAAGCGCAGAAGAATACGAGTACGTAATGGACTTTGCGGGCAAGGTAAGCGCAGCCAGCGAACTCGCCGACAGCGATGGTGTTTACGCCGTGACCTGGACATGGGACGCCGTGCCAACTCTGACAGGTGGCGGGCCTTTGGAAATTGCCGTTGTCAACAACGTAACAGCTTTGTAAGGGGAAATTATGCCAGTTGAACTAAGCGACCTGCTTGGCAACGAGCGATGGGTAGAAGTACAGGTAGCAGGCGGCACGTTTAATATTGCCTATCGCCCAGAATCCACGAGTTTGTATCGGCAAGCTGAATTAAACAAGAGAATGCGCTTGCTCCAAGCGCAGACGGATGCCGATGAATTGGAGCAAACAGACGAGATAGGCACCATCTTCTGCGAGGTGGTTAGCAACTGGGACTTAACTGACGGTGGACGGCCCTTGCCCCTCACGCCTCAGGTGGCAACGCGCGGTATTCCTGGCCCGTGGTTCAACGCCATCATGGAGGCAATTTCCAATGACCGTGATGCGAGTCAGGAGGAAAAAAAAGTGTCGAGCGTTCGCTCCGCCGCTGGCTTTCCACGGGAGGCCAGACCGGAGAATGTCCAGAATGGTATCCCGCAATCCGAGCGGCACGGTACCTGGGCGTAGCTCCGTGGGATTTACTGGAACAGCCGTCTGCATGGACGGATTGGGCCTTAGCTTCTCAAAACGCCGAGGCGGGCGCGCAACAGACGGAGACGCCAAGTGCCTGATGTAAATATCCTGATTAACGCGCAGGACAAAGCCACAAGCAAAATCAATGACGTTAGCGACGCGGTCAAAAACCTGGGAAGCCAGGGCAAGGGCAATAGTCCACTTGCCATCTTGACGGGAGCTATCGGTACAGGACTAAAAGTCGGAGCGGTGGCAGGCGTCACCGCTTTTGGCGCGCTTGGCGGCGCTGTAGCTGTAACGGGCATTGAATTCGACAACATGAAGCAACAGGCGCAGATTGCCTTCACGACGATGCTAGGCGATGGCGACAAAGCAAAAGTATTTTTAGACGATCTTCAAAAATTTGCCGCTTCAACCCCGTTTGAATTTCCAGAACTCCTACAAGCCTCGCAACGCCTTTTGGCAATGGGCTTCTCCGCCGAGGAAGTCAAACCGACGTTGACAGCCGTTGGCGACGCCGTGGCGGGGCTGGGCGGCGGCGGCGAGATGGTGGGGCGCGTGACCACTGCACTAGGGCAAATGCAAGCCAAAGGCAAAGCCAGCGGTGAGGAAATTATGCAACTTACTGAAGCGGGTATTCCAGCTTGGCAAATGTTGGCGGACGCCATCGGCGTCAGTGTCCCCGAAGCCATGAAAATGGTCACGGCGGGCACGATCAGCTCAGACACCGCCATTAGCGCGCTTGTCGCGGGCATGAACACCAAATTTGGTGGGCTGATGGAAAAGCAGAGCCAGACGTTTGGAGGGCTGTTCTCCACTATCAAAGACACATTTCAGCAAGTTAGCGGCACCATCATGCAGCCTTTTTTTGAGTTGATGACCAAAGGGCTGTCGAGCATTGTGGAGTGGATGAGCAAACCCGAATTTACGGCGGGTATGCAAAAGTTTACCGAAGGCTTGGCGGGTCTGTTGGAAAAGATGATTACCTGGGGGACTGACGTTCTACCAAAGGCCTGGGCAGAAGTTCAGAATTTATACGACCAACTCCAGCCCGTCGTGCAAGCCGTCATTGATTTTGGCGAGGGTATTCTCGAAATTATTCAGCCTATCACAGACGCTATTGGCAAGTTTATTTCCTGGAAAGACATTCTGGCAACTGTCGGTATATTGATTGCCGCTACAGTAATTCCTGCTATTGTTGGTTTTTTAGTTGCCATTGCGCCCGTTGCTTTGGCGGTCGGTGCTATTGTTCTTGCTGTCGCCACGCTCCGCACGGCATGGGAAAACGATTGGGGCGGCATCCAGGAAAAGACAAAAGTCACGCTGGATTACATCAGCGGGCGATTTGGGCCGCTGGTAGAAACGATTAAGGAATTCGGCCCAGATGCGCTCAGGGAGATTGGCGCGTTCGTCACGGGCAACGAAACCAAGTTTACGGCACTCGGCATAATTTGGGACACTACCAAAATGACCTTTGGTCAGTTCTTTGCCGACTTAGGGAACACAGCAAAAACCGCCAGCGCACCGCTCCTAAATTGGTTCGAGACAACATTCCCCGGAGCAACGACCGCGCTTAAGAATGCGTGGGGTGATGTGTATAAACGGTTTGGGGAAATATGGGTAGAAATTCAAAATCTGTTCAACACTGGTTCTGGGAAAGTGGGCAAGACGCTAGACGGCCTAAAAGAGTGGTGGGCGGATCACGGTGATTCGGTCAAGGAAATCGTTGACAACTTCCTCACGCTGGTGGTTACGATCATCGGCACGCAACTCACGCTTATTTCCAATACAATCAAGATGGCCCTGCAAATTCTGAATGGCGACTGGAAGGGGGCATGGGAAACCCTCAAGGACAGCGGAAAGGTTGTCTGGGAAGCCATCAAGACCATTTGGGGACTCTTTGTAGGCAATATAGGTGAAGTGTGGAAGCTGGGACTTGGTGACATTCTGACGAATGCCAAAGAAAAATGGGACGATATTAAGACGGCGATTAGGGATAGAATCGAGGCTATCTTTACGAATATCAAAGAGAAGTGGGAAGCCATTAAAACAGCCATTCGTGACCGCGTTGAAGATATTTTAACCAACAACAAAGAGAAGTGGGAGTCCATTAAGGCCGCCATCAAAGACAGGATCGAGGCTATCTTTACGAATATCAAAGAGAAGTGGGAAGCCATTAAAACAGCCATTCGTGACCGCGTTGAAGATATTTTAACCAACAACAAAGAGAAGTGGGAGTCCATTAAGGCCGCCATCAAAGACAGGATTGAGGCTATCTTTACGAATGTCAAAGAGAAATGGGAAGCCATTAAAACAGCCATTCGTGACCGCGTTGAAGATATTTTAACCAACAACAAAGAGAAATGGGAAGAAATCAAGACAGCGATTGCCACCAAGATCGCATCTATCGTGACCGACGTTACCACAAAGTGGGAGTCAATCAAAACGGTCATCACGACAAAGGTTGGCGAAATCGCCACAGCCGTATCTACTAAGTGGGACGAAATCAAGACAGCGATTGCCACCAAGATGGGCGAAATGGTGACGAGCGTCACCACCAAAGTTGGCGAGATTTTTACCGCCATGACTTCGCCCTTTACCGGCATCTATGAAAAATTCAAAGAGTTTGGCACAGGGGCCGCACAAGGGCTCATAGATGGCATTGGCGGCATGATCGGCGCGGCGCAGGACAAAGTTACGGAACTCGGCAACCTAGCGGCGCAGGCGCTTGGCATAAGCCTCGAATCGCAATCTCCATCGCGCCGCTTCCACCGTTATGGCTCCTGGGCCGGTGAAGGCTTTGTGAATGGTATAAACGGTTGGATTACGAAGGCTCGCGAAAAGGCTGCGGAGATGGCAACCGTGGCCGCGCAAGCAGCGCAAGCCGTCATGGGCATGGTGTCACCGCCCATACAAAGTGTCATGCAAAGAGTATCAAACTTGATCTTGCCCAACACGCCAATATCACAAGGTCAGTCAGCACAGACTCCTGTCGTGGATGCGCTCAGTAAATATTTATCGTTCACGCGCTCAAGTGGCGATTGGGCCAACGATTTTCTTACCCACTTGCCCGCCATGCTCAAAGACCCACTCAAAAATTATTTTGAATTTGCAGACCGCACAGGTGACGCCAAAAATGATTGGCTTACCCATCTACCCACGCAAATACGCAATGTAGTCAGGGAGATAGGTCAAGAAATTGCAACCAATCAAAAAGGTGGCTTTAACGTCTATGTGCAAAGCACAGGTGACGCTGTGAAAGATATTCGCAACGCCGTCGAACTATATGCGCTCACCTATGGCGCGGCTTAGACGCTGATCGATAAATCGACATCTATTGCATAGCCATCGCAGGCTGCGCGCGTTAATGTAAGGAGATTTCACTATGTCAAAAGGCAATACTTTTGAAAACGACCTCTTGCTTCTGATTTTCAATGGCACGGCGATAGCAAACGTTGCCGACAATGCGTCGTCGGGGCCGCTGACGAATCTCTATGTTTCGCTGCACACCGCAGACGTAGGAGAGGCGGGTACCCAAACGACCAACGAAGCGACCTACACCAGCTATGCACGCGTGGCCGTGGCGCGCAGTGGCGTGGGTTGGACAGTGGCAACAAATACCGTTACCAACGCGGCGGCTGTCGTCTTTCCCGTTTGCACCGGCGGCAGCAACACCATCACCCACTTCGCGATTGGCACCGCCGCGAGCGGGGCGGGCAAGGTGCTTTACAAGGGCGCGCTTGCCGTGTCGCTGGCTGTTTCTGTAGACATTCAGCCGCGCTTTGTTTCGGGAGATATTGACGGCACTGAGGATTAAGTATGACGACCGTCAATCTGCAACCAGATAGCACAGCGGGACTAGACACCTATATTCGTCAAGGTCTTGCGACAACCAACCTGGGGACGCAAACAGATATCAATGTTGGCCTTGGGTCAGGTGGGACATCGGATAAGGAGAGAATCCTTATCCAGTTTGACCTGTCATCAATCCCGACAGGGGCGATCATTACCACCGCTACGTTGCGGCTATACCTCAGTGGCGACAACGGGTTTCCCGCTAACCAAGATGTAACAATCCATCGCGGGTTGGTTGCTTGGGTGGAAGCGCAGAGTACATGGAACAACCGAATTACGGCGACAGCGTGGACGGGAGGGTCTGGTGGTGTTGCAGGAACAGAATACAATACGACGGCGACGGCCACGACCGCTGTCGGCGCGCAAGGTGCTGACTATGATTGGAATGTTGCCGTTGACGTGCAGGGCTTTATTGACGGAACGTACACGAATAACGGCTGGTGGTTGATTGGAACGGCTACACTAGCCGACCGCCTCAAGGCGTTTAGTTCGAGCGATCATGCGACTGCCGGCCAACGTCCAGAACTAATTGTTGTCTATACCGCCGCTGATATATCCGGCACATTCGCCGGTGTCGCCGCCTTTAGCGGTGCGCTGACAAGCACTACCATATCAGGTGAATTCGCCGGTGTCGCCGCCTTTAGCGGTGCGCTGACAAGCACTACCATATCAGGTGAATTCGCGGGTGTTGCCGCCTTTAGCGGCGCGATGAAGGCAGACGGATTCATGGCGGGCGCGTTCGCGGGTGTTGCCGCGCTAACTGGCTTGATGCCTGTGCAGGAAATGGCGGGCAGCTTTGCAGGCGTCGCGGCGTTTACCGGCGGGGGGCGTGCGGTCTTACTGCCCCGAGTGCCGATCTGGAAAGCGATTGTAGCAGGCGTCGAATACTCTCTGAGCGGCGGCAATCCCTTTCACCGCTTGCAAACTACCGGCATAGGCATCGCCAACATTCGTAATATCAAGCAACGTGGCCCTTACCAAGACGGCTCGACACGCCGCGACTTTCGTCTTGACGAAAGATTTATGAATCTCGTTTTCCTGTTGCAGGGGGCCACACGCGCGCAAGCGGATACCTACCGCGACGCGCTCATTGAAATTTTCAAGCCGTTAACAAATACACCTTGCCAAATCAATGTCACGCGTGACGATGGCGTCATCAAGCAAATTGACGCCTATGCAGTGGGTGTACTGGATTTCCCAGAAACAGAAAGCGAACGCTTCGCAGCAACGCAGCGCGTCGCCGTGCAGTTGGAGGCACCCAACCCGATATGGTACGGGCCTGAGCTTCAAAACTTGGGTTTTACAAGTGTTTTGGGCGGCACCGCAGGCTTTAAGATTCCGATCATGATTCCGTGGGCGCAGCAAGTTGGCGAGTATATCAACGTTACAGAGTCTTTTTACTACGAGGGCAACTGGAAAGAATACCCGGTGATCGTCATCACCGGCCCTGCGATTGACGCCAAGATTACCAACTTGACTACCAACGAAAAGATTGACTTTACCGGATACACCATTGCGGCGGGCGACACACGCACCGTCGATCTTAGGTTTGGCACAAAGACAGTTAAAAACGCGGCGGGTGTCCTCAAGAATAACGAACTGACCTCTGACAGCAATCTAGGTACCTTTCATTTGGCACCAAGCCCGGAAGCAACGGGCGGCATCAACGACATTCAGGTTGAGATACTGAGCGGAGGCACAACCGCAACACGAGTATCGCTTCAGTATTACCATCGTTACATACATTTGTAGAGCGGGGGTGTAATTTGGCGGAAAATTCTATTGGATGGACTACAAACGGGGTTGGGGATGGCATTAACTCTGGCTATACGATGGCGCAATTTACCGAATGGCAGCGCATGTTGTTCGCCGGTTTTACGGGTGCTGACCTTAGTGGCGTCTCGCCGGACTACCTCAATGAGATTGCCGTAACTGGAACAAGTTCACCTGTGGCCGTCAATACGGGCGGTGCGCTCGCCTACGGTTTCCCTTATTTCAACACAGCCTCGGTCAACGTCGTTGTGCCAACGCCCAGCACATTAACGCGCATTGACCGCATTGTTTTGGAAGTGAATTGGACGGCGCAGACGGCACGTATTGCGCGCGTGGCGGGGAGCGAGGGCGGCGTTGCAGCCGTCATTACCCAGACCGCGGGCACGACTTGGCACGTAAAATTAGCCCAGGCCAGCATCACGACCGGTGGTGTCATCACCGTTACGGATGAGCGCGAGTGGCTAACTACTGTCGGCGATGGATCAATTGTCACAGAAAAGTTGGCAACCAATGCTGTGACTACGGCGAAAATCACAGACAACAACATTACATTGGCAAAAATGGCAGACAATAGCGTGGGCACGGCTGAACTGGTTGACCTCAACGTGACCACTACAAAAATCGCCAATAGTAACGTGACGCTGGCTAAGTTGGCATCCGACGTAAAAATCGGGCCTACTGTGATGTATATCCCGATTGTTGCATACAATGCCAATCCGGGGGCGGGCGGCGGAATCAACGTCACTTCTGCGTCTTATGTCGAATTGTATCCCCAGATCGAGATAACAAAGGAACACTTTCCGTCAACATGCACAATGAAACTTGTTGCTCTCATTACTGCTGGCACTACGAATCTAAAGTCTATTGATTTGTACAACAAAACAACAAGCGCGACGGTGACTGGCAGTGAAGTAACGTCGTCGTCTTCTACGGCAATTCAACAACTTAAGTCTGGGGACATTCGTGCCAATCTAACCGCGGGGGCCAATCGCTATACCGCACGCATGAAAAAGGCATCTGGCAATTTTTCTATTCATGCCATTTATTTGCTGGTCGAATGGTAATCAATGGCTGTTGAGTACGAGATTAGCGTCATGGATCGCACGGGAGCCGAGCAATACCGGCTCACAGGAAGCGCAGAGCAAGACACTACCGCCCGCAATAATGGCGGCTATTTGTCTTTGGAGTACACCAAAGACATTAACGCGCCAGGTCTGTTGACCTTTGACGTAGATGCAGGTCATGATGTCATTGGAAACATTGAATTGGATTGGCAGATAGAAGTATTGCGCCGCGACTTGGCAGAGGGTATCGGCTGGTATGTGGACTTTGGCGGCTTGTGGCGGGCGCAACGGCGACAGACTGACCGCGAGGGACGTCGTACCTGGCGCGGCTTTTGTCCCGGCTATTTGCATTTCTTGACGCGCAGCAGCATACTTTATCCCGCTGACACGACGAACCGTGATTCGTTTAGTAACGGCAAAGCTGAGACGATTTCTAAATTTCTTGTCACCTATAACGCAACCGTCGCAGGGACGACAGCGGATGGTCGAGACCGAGCCGTTGACAGTTGGGGCGCAAACATTTCCATACAGGCAGACGCTTTGTCGGGCAACTCATTTGACTACAAATGTTCGCGTATGAATTTGTTGCGCGCCTTGCAAGAAGTGGCGTTGCTCGGCGGTGGGGACTTTGACCTAATTAGGACAGCCGCGCAAGCCTGGGAGTTTCGTTGGTATGCTGGGCAGCGCGGCACTGACCGCCGCACCACGCTCGTTTTTTCTCTGTTGTATGGAAACATGGAAAATCCAGACCTGTATGAGAATTATATTGATTACCCCACCGTGGCCGTTGTTGCCGGGCAAGGCGTTGAATACGCACGTCAAATCGAAATCCGTACAGCGAGTGACCATAACAGCCTTTATCGCAGTAGTGAGGCGTATGTGGACGCCCGCAGTTACTCTACTGTCGCGGGACTGCAAGCGCACGGTGATCTGTGGCTCGCTGAACAGCGGCAAAACCGTGTTCAGCTAAACTTTGACCCGGTGCAGACTGAGGCCTACAACTATGGGCTACAATATTTTCATGGCGACATTTTTACCGCACGCTACGAGGAAGTAGAAGCCGTCAAGCAATTTATCAAAACGACCGTCAGCGTGCAGCCAGGCAGCGACCAAATCGAGACAATTAAACTGGTGACAAAGAATGTCTGACCTAGCTTATTTCAAGGATTTGTGGAAGGAGGTGCAGACGCTTCGTAAGCGTATCAGCGAACTGGAGCATGACGATACCGCCATGCAAACGCTCGCGCTACGAGACGGGATTGCAACGCCCACAACCGCAGCCGCCATTGGTCAGATTTATGTGGATAGCGGCGGCACAGTGCGCATTCGCTTTAGCGATGGTACGGTGCGTGAGTTTACCACGACCGCCATTGTACTCGGTACAGAATCGCTCGATTTTAGCGTTGACACGAACAGCCAATATTTAGTTCTGATTTAGGAAAGCAATATGGCAAATTTAGAGATCAAAGATGGAGCCGCCGTCCAGAAATACGTTAAGTCTAGCGGGGCAGGGAGCATTGGCGATCCATTCATCCCAGAACATTTGGACACCAATAGCGCGGCTATCAAGACCGCAGTTGAATTAATTGACAACGCCATTGCGGGTACTGAGATGCAGGTGGACGTGATCACCATGCCTACCGTCACCATTAGCGATGGCGGCGGCTCGATTACCATAGATGGCACAATTAGCGTTAGCGCACTCCCCGCGGGAACCAATAACATTGGTGACGTGGATGTGTTAACGTTGCCTGCGTTGGCGGCAGGAACGAACAATATCGGTGACGTAGACATTCTCACCATTGCCGCGGGTGACAACAATATAGGTAATGTTGATGTTGTCACGTTGCCCGCACTCCCCGCCGGAACGAATAATATCGGTGATGTAGATGTTCTTACGCTACCAGGTACGGCGGCAGAGGCTACGGCGTTGCCATCTCTGCGCGTAGTTGTGGCTGCGGATGATGGCGTTGATACTCACACGTTGCAAACCGACGCAAGCGGTAATCTCAAAGTCAACATTCAGGCTGGCTCAAGCGCGGGGACTGAGTACACCGAAGGCGCAATTGACACCACGATTACAGGTACAGCGATTCTCGGCGAGGGGCCGAGTGACACGCTAACGCCGCTGAAACTAGACGCCTCTAGTAATCTTTATGTCAACGTGGCGGCGGGTGGCACGTCAGGCGTGCAGTACACCGAAGCCGACATTGACGCGACGATTACGGGTACGGCAGTGATGTGGGAGGATGCCTCAGATACGCTACGCGTGGCGTCTGCGACCAAGCCTCTGCCTACCGCGATTATTACAGCTCTTCCCGCTGGAACTAGCAACATCGGTGACGTTGACATTCTGACTATCGCGGCGGGCGACAATAATATAGGTAATGTGGACATTGTTACTGTTCCCGCCGACCCGTTTGGCGCGACGGCTGATGCGGCTGTTACTGCGGGAGCGACGGGTTCTATTTCCGCAAAATTGCGCTCAATTTCTCGTGACCTCGTGGCTAACGTTGTATTGGCAGCCGGGGCTAATGCGATTGGCAAACTGGCGGCAAATACTGGCGTTGACATCGGTGATGTTGATGTGCTAAGCGTTGTCCCTGGAACGAGTGCAACCTCATTGGGCAAAGCAGAAGATGCAGTTCACACCAGTGGTGATACTGGTGTGATGGATCTGTCTGTGCGTAAGGATGCGGCGACTGCTCTAGCTGGCACTGACGGCGACTATCAGCCGTTGATCACCGATGCGAGCGGCAGATTGCATGTAACTGTTGGTAACATTGCAGCCGGAACTGCCCACATCGGCGCGGTGGGTTCATCCGACACACTAATTGAGGTGACGCCAACAATGGATACATCGGCTTATGCAAGTGGTGATGTGCTGATTAGTGAGACTGATATAGCGAATGTTGGGCGTGCAAGTGGCACAACAGTTATTTTGCAAAGTGTTTTGTTGGTTGACAAGGATGATCAAAAGGCGGCAATGACGTTTTACTTCTTTGACCGCACGGTAACGTTTGGCACGAAAAATGTTGCACCCGCTATTAGCGATGCAGACGCGGCGTTCTACATGGGGCATGTTGATGTCTTAGCGGGGGACTGGGATGATTTGGGCGGTGTTTCGGTCGCAACGCTTCGCGGTATTGGGCTAGAGATGAAGCCGAATGCAACGAGCATCTTTTTCACCGCGATAACAGGCGGCACGCCTACTCATACAGCTTCAGGCTTAATTTGTAAATTTGGCTTCCTAAGATCGTAAGGATTTAAACTATGGCATACAGAGACACCTATCTATTAATCGAGGAGGAACAAATCATTCGCGCTGTCACGGTGGCGGTAGCATGACTTTACTAGCGGCAACGCGCCGAACATTGCTCTCCCCTAATTTGCCGTGGTGGCGTGCTAGTTCCCCTCTCTCCAATTCGCTCGTTGGCTACTGGAAACTAGACGAGGCTAGTGGCAATGCCCTAGATAGTCTTGGATCGAACACCCTAACTGACACCAATACGGTCACAAGCGCGACTGGCCTCGTCTATTCAACGGCGAGAAGTTTTGCTTCAGCGAGTAGCGAATATCTGAACATTGCCGACAATGCCGCATTAAGTACAGGAGATATAGACTTTTGGTTTTCAGGTTGGTTTTATCTGAATTCCTCGCCAAACACCTCAGGATACGACATTTTAGGCAAATGGGATGTCGCCAGTAATTCAGAATACTTCCTGGAACTCTATACAGCCACATCTCAGGTTCATTTCAGATGGGGTGTCTCTAGCAATGGAACGTCTGCAACAGGCGATCTGGACAATATAGAAACGGTTGCTAACACTACCTGGCATTTCTTTGCCTGCTGGCATGATAGTGTCGCTAATCAGACAGGATACCGATTAAACAGCCAAACAAGAACACTTTCCTACAGTGCGGGTGTACGGGACGGTACATCTGCATTTACCATAGGTCGTGCGATAACGACACGATATTTTGATGGTCGGATTGGCCCGGTTATGATGGGGAAAGGCTATATTCCGACAAGCGACGAATTGGACTTTCTATATAATAATGGCCTGGGGCGACCGTGAGAGCCAGGGTAACTGGCGCGGCCAGTAATTCTATCGTATGGCACGCGACAAGTAGGGTTTGGATGGTTTCGACACAGGAGCAACCAGAGGTTGCCTAGCAAACAGAAGCCCTGGCACAACCGCCAGGGCTTTTCGATTCTCCCTTTGCCCTGATGGGCGGGTATTTGCTGGACTCATTGCCAGCAATCTCTCAAGTGCGTTAACAGCCTGCGTTAAGCAGTTTATTGCCATGCTCAGGGCGTTGCTGTGTTCTGTGCTATTCCTCACCGCCAGTGAGGTTCTCGACGATGATGTCGATTGCCTCCTGCTCGGTGAGGCAGTTGACCGTCTCGTCGTTGCAGGCGACCCAGAATTTACCCTCCAGGTCTATCCCCACCATCAAGTCTCCTCGGTTGGCAGCAACCCATTGTTGGAGCCACGATTGCGTGATACTGCGGGGTTGATTGTTGTTCATGGTCTTTGTCTCCTCTTGTGCATGTGGTTGATTGCGCTAGTTGATTACTCGTCGGCTACCTCGATGGCTTCCAAGTGGGCAGCTACCTGTCGCCATGTTGTGCCGATGCCCCGGAAACTATGGGCGGGGCCGGCGTCTAAGCGGTAGAATCCCTTGATGCCGTTGGTTTCCAGTAATCCTACGTCTCCTCGGTTGGCAGCAACCCATTGTTGGAGCCACGATTGCGTGATACTGCGGGGTTGATTGTTGTTCATGTTCTCCTCTTGGGTGACTAGTGTGTCTAGTAGTTCTATCATCGTGACTTCGTAGCGTGCTGCTAGTACCTTGAGCCGTCGTCGTGTGCTGTCCAGTACTTTGATGGTGGTTACGTCGTTCATTTGTATTCTCCTTCGAGTTCGCGCATGGCTGCGACGGCATCCCGGCGGAAGGCCGCCAGCTTGTCGCCGAGCTTGAGCGTGAACGATTTTGGCTTTGGCCCGGCACCGGGGCGCGAGCCACCGTTGTTTGTGCGCTGGTCGGCGGCGCGCACTTTGGGTCGCGCGCCGCCGTGGTTGGAAGATGCGTTCATCGGTTTTCCACTGCGTCAAAAAAGTCAGAGAAAAGTTGCGCCTCCGCCTTTGGGCTTGTTTTCGGCATGGCGTTGAATTCGTCCTCGGTCATCGGGCGAATCTGACAGAACCAAGACATGCCCTCTGGGCCATTCATCTTCTTGACCGAATCGACCACAAACCATTCGTCGGTCTTGTGTGACTGGTAGAAGTCTCCAGCCGAAATGCTCTTGTGATGCCAGTGACCGTTTATGATGGTGCCATCTGCCGATTGGTAATATCCGGGTCTCATTGTGTTTCTCCTCTAGGTGTTTCGGCCTTCGTTCCGGCCTTCGTCAGTAGCGCCGATTGCGCTAGACACCGAGCAGTTTTGCGACTTGCCCAGGTCGGCGTGATTATTTGGCTTCAGCAACGATCTCGTTTTTGTTGTCAACGATTACGTCCGTACCATCGCGGTGAGTTTCGGTGAACTCAGCATCCCAGCCATTTTCTTGCGCCAGTTGTATCAGGTCTGCGACGGTGGTTTCGGCTGCCTCGTTGCCGTAACGGTCGTTGACGATTGTGTAGATTTTTATTTCTTCTTCGATTTCGCGCATGGCGGCGATGGCGTCACGGCGATGGCTCTCGTAGTCTGCGTCATTGCCCAACCGCACACTGTAATCTGCAATGCGCTCGCGCACGTCGCCGATGTCAACGCCCAGCTTGGTAGCCAGTGCCTCGACCTCTGCGTCGGTGGCCTCGCTGTCACTGATATATCTGGCCCACCAGTCGTAGGTGTGCTGGCTGGCGATGTAGGCGTTTTCTTCCTCCGACCAGACAAACTGGCCGTCGCTGAGTGCGCCTGTGTTGCCAATGAGGTCGGCGACCCAATTGACGCCGTTGTCGCTAATGATGGTCAGGTCTGTGCGCTCGTTGGTTTCTGTGATGATGATGTTCATCGTTCGTTTCCTTTTGGCTAGGTGTTTCGGCCTTCTGGCCTCATTCAGCGCCGGTCAATTTCCGGTCAGACACCGAGCAGTTTTGCGACTTGCTCAGGTCGATTTAACTAAACCAGTTTTTTGTTCTTGAGGTCGTCAATCAATTTTGACGCCTCGACGGAGGTGAGGCCGCGAGCAACCATCGCTCGCAAATTGTGGATGGCCTCGAAGGCCTGAGCCTTCAGCGTTGAAAGAGTAATCGGATTGCGACGAAGGCGAATGTTCAGAAGTTCAGCGTACCACAGCGAGACCTGGCCCTCAAGCATTTGGATTTTCACTTCGGACCCTCCGTTCTGGCGTAATTCCTCAATTGTGACTTCCAGTCCAGCGAAATAGGGAGCCGATTCGATTCCGTCAATCATGCTGTTGATATAGTCGAGTTGCTTCTGTGTGGCGGTCATTTTGTTTCTCCTTTTGGCTAGTGGTTCGTTTGTCGTCCTTGATACCATTCTACCACAAGTCAGACCCGATTGCAATAGGCAAAGTGACGAGTTTTGAATATTCGTTGCTGTGCGTTGGGCGACGCCAACACCTAGCTGCGGCTAGTCCTCTGCGCACTTGGGGCAGTAGTCGCGCCGTATCGCCCCCTTCCAACCGCCACCCACTATGCTCCGCACCCATCCTGTGCGTTTCGCCTCTGTCCTTGCCGCCCGTGGCGACAACTCGTGCGCGGCAAAGTGTACCGCGCCGCACTTGTCGCAACTTACTCGGTAGCCACGCTCAAGAGCCATCGCCCACCCCCTTCCATCCCGCCGGCAGCGCGTCCAACCAGGTGCGCACCGTCAAATAGTCGTCGTGCAGTTGATCCGGCATGTTGCCAGCATCGTCGCCGAACATCCCCGCCAACCGATTCAGCACGCGATCCGCGGCATCGGCTGCGTCTTTTGGCACACTCACCACCTCGCTCTGCACAGGGCGCACGCGTCGTTGCAGTCGCCAATCGTCGGAGGAAAGTGCGACCAGAACACGCCTTGGCTGTCGAGATTCGACATACATATTTCCGTCACTGTCTACGCCGATTATGTATCGTTGCCCGTCCTCTCCGTCAATGTAGGTTTCGCTGTCTGCCTCCACATTCTTCCACTCCCCCGCCGCCGCGCCAGGGGTCAGGCGGCAAAGGGCCAGGTCAGTGGGTGTAACCACATAGCTCCCCGCGTTGGACTCATCGGCATACATGATGCCAATCCCGCTGCCATTGGTATAGATTTTGTGTTGCCATGCGTTTTCGTCGCCATCAAGGCAGTCGCCACATTGGCAATGATACTCAAAGGCATCGCCCACAGGCTCCCACTGCCCGCGCTGTGCCAACTGCTCTTGCAGCTGTGCCACTTGTGCGGTGAGTGCGTCTATTTGCGCCTCGCTCTTTTCGGACTGTGCAATATAGTGCGAATACACGCACTGATATTCGTCGAGCTTGGCTTCGTAAATTTTGCAATACATCTCCGCAAGGCTGGTCGCTTGCAGAACTTCAATGTACGGCTCATTTTCTTTGAGGTAGCCCTTTGGCGTTTGGCAATTGATCATGTCTCTACGCACACGTTCACTCGAAACCAACGGCTCCACCGCTTCGCGTGCTGCCTTGTAGCCCTCGCTGTAGCCTAGTCCCCGCTCATAGCGGAGAGCATCATTCAACTCCTGTTGCTCGGTCATTGTGTCAATCCCTGCACCCATACGAAGCCTGGGTGCGTGGCGTCTAGTCGGCTATGGTGGGTGATTAGGCTTCGATGGGCTGCGCGTCGTCCGCGACTTGCACGAGGCGGTCTTGCAATTTCTTGTCAAGCCCTTTGATGAGTTTTTTGGCTTCCGCGTCATAGAGTTGGTTTATTGTGTTTCGCGCTCCCTGGCTGCACCACTCGGCACTCTTAGCTTTGTTCGCTTCCCATTCGCCGTCACCCGGATATGCGAGTGGCCCCAGCCGGTTGATTTCCTTCAACTGGTCTGCGTTGGCCCGCGCCCGCGTTGACGCTGGCTCCTCAAATGGATTCTCAATAGGCTTGCTCGCGGCCTTTGCCTGTTGCGGCTTGGCAGCATCCTGCGCGGCTTCTGTTTCGTGTTCGCCGTCCTCATTGCCTACCCCTACATTGAGAAGCTTGGCG